CGCTTGCCCATATTTTTTATACCGAACATGTCCGACATTAGTTCATCTCCGCGTAGTGCGAGAAGTCCTGCGGAACCACGTCGTCGCGGTCCGGGACTCTATTCGTCAGGGTGTCAACCATAGTTTCCAGCAGAACAGCGAGCTTCTTCTCCGCTTTCTCTTCCGCCACTTTATCCTTCATCTTCTCGTAGCAGCGCATCTTGGCGTGCTGCTCGAGCACAGAGCGGAATTCCGGAATATCAAGGATCGTCGCGAGCTGCGCGGCGCGGGTAGAGCCCTCTTCCACCAGGGGGACGCGGGCGGCGTTGCGGATATAGTGGATCGTGAGATATGCGCCGGTTTCGTAGGCGGGTGGGGTGAGCTCGGCCACGGCCTGCGTGACGCCAGCGTCCATGCGGAGGAAGTACATGTACTCCTCCGTGCTCGTAACCTGGTCATTGATGACCATGCGCTCGAGGAAGGCTTTCGGGTCACGCAAACGCTTTACTTCGAATATCCGGCCAGCGTTCTTGTAGATGATGGCCCGGATTTTCTGGGCGTAGATATCGGACGGCAGAAGAATGTCGGCGGCGGAAGCCACCATGGAGAGCGAAGACTTGGTTAGGAAATAGTCTTCGTCGATCTTGAGGATGATGGCCTCTGCTAGGTCGATGCCCTCGTTCACGTAGCCGGCCATCTCGTCATAGCCGATGAAGTTGCTTTCATCCTGGAGATCAAGATCCTTGCGGATTTTCCCTTCGATCTGGCTGTACGTTACTGCTTGCATCGCGCCCCTTTAAACTTTCGCCTTAAATTCTTGTGTCTCATTATCTGCGCGGGTCACACCCTGCGAGATTACGTTCGGAAAGGCTCCGACCAACATGCGAGCTGAAAGCGTACCGCTGAGGCCGGAAACTGAAAACACCAGCTCAGTATTCGTAAATTCTGAGTAGTGAAGAGTGAGCTTGGCACCGCTCGGAGCAACGTGGCGGGTGACGATTACGTCAAGCGGAATCGCCTTTAAGCCATGAGGTATTTTAGTACGGTCCTGGTTGCTCGTCACGGAAAACTCTACAACCTTGAACCCCGAAGCGATGGGCAGCGCCCCCATCATCTCCTGGAGGGTCTTGAAATTATCGCGGGTTAGCTGGTCCTCGATCCCGGACAGCTCGAGCTGCTTAAGCATTGGTGCCCCCACTCGTTACGTCACCCTTGTAGTCGGTCTGCTGATCGTCGTTCAGGTCATAGAGGACCGTGTAGCTAATGAGCCGCATCCGCTCCCCCTTGGGCTTGCCCCAGAGCTCCCAGGAGGCCGGTGCGCCGGTGGCAGGGGACGTGAGGCCCGTGGAGTCAAACCGTATTACGGAATCGGAGCTGCGCACTGTTACGGGGTAGTCGACCCCCGCTACGCGCAGGTAGTAATCAACGCTGTAGAGCGGCCACTTGCGGGTCAGCACCAGGGAAACCAGGGTGGCGCTCCAGACCAGGCCCGCGACGTTCCCAATGGTAAGGGTGCCCATCTCCGTGCTGTTGGCGATGACCGTATACGCATTGGTGAACTGCACCGCGCGGAAGTTGGAGCGCAGGAACCCGTCGCCCTTGAACCAGCGGAACTCGTCGATCGTGTCCCCGGGCTTGGTGGTGTAGATATCCCCGATCCAATCAAACTTGGAGTCTCCGTACCCCGCAGCAGTGGCCAGCTTTCTCGATCGGATCACGGGCAGTGACGAGATGCTCCGCCCCTTATCGGCGTCCGAGTTGATCTGCACCGAGAGGTTGGTGTCCACTTGTTCGAACTGCGCCGCGACCCGGGTGTAGTATTTACGAAGCGCGGCCGTGCCGTAGTCGTGGTGGCAGCTCTTGACGTCCCAAACTATCGTCGCCGCGCTCCAGGAAGTAGCCGCCACGGCGGTGTCTTTGTGGAGGTCGATGGCGCGGTCTAGGGTTTGCTTCCAGGTGTACCCGTCGGCGTCTCCGTAGTGGAGGATTCCGCTGTGAAACGTGAGGGCGGTGGGATTGAAGCCATAAAGTGCGGAGAAAGTCGTAATAGGAGTCGAGTCAGCCTTGATGCCGAACTGCAGATCCAGGACCCAAATGCTATTGGGGCTAGAACCACTGTCAGTCTGCACTGTCCAGTAGACGCGCTTAGAGACGTTGTCGTAGGACCCCGAAACGCGACTGCGCTTACTGCTTGAATCAGTATAACGACGAAACGTGTCCTCCAGGTCCGTGACCCGCATGCACTGGTAGCCGTCGGTGAAGTAGAACCCGTCTTTTCCTGCAAAGAAAATTCCATTGTCTGCCCTTACGATAGAAGCCGCCGAGATTGCCCCCGTGCGGTTGAAAATCACGTCTTTGAGGATTTCCCCTTGGCCGAACTCGTCGCGAGCTCCTGAGATGCGCCAAACCTTGTCGACACTGAAAGCCACGACGTTCGATTTCGTCGCTGCCACGCCGATCAGGTCTTCCGGAAACTGGACGAAGAAGTCCCCTGGCACCGAATCCGGATCCCCCTGGACCGATTGGTAGAGGCGATTGCCCTTGACGTAGTAGACCGTATCGTTGAACTCGCAGAGCGCGGTCGCCAAGGGAGGGGCATCGTTTTCGACCACGCCGCCGTTGGTGTAAAGCCCCAGCTGATCAACGAGGTAGGTGTCCTGGGAGTAGTCCGAGAAAGTGGTCGTGGCGTTGGAAATGTCCCCCACCACGGCGTTCACATCGACGCGGTAGTAGAGCTGCCCGCTGTCTATGGTGCGGTAAATTTCTTTGCGCCAGTTGGTGGTATCCGCGATCGCATAGTTCTGGTTTGCGGCATTGGCGAAAACGTAAATATTGGAAAGCTCGGTGGAGAATTTTCCTTTTTCGGTCGAGCCACCGGCCGCCCTGTTGGCGTAGCCCAGGACGTTGATCGGAGTGCTCGGAGTGGAACGATCCTCGAAAGCCACCGAGCCTACCGAATAGCTGTATTTAAACAGCATGCGGTAGTTGATCGAGACGCCCTCCGGCACAGTGTCGGTGAAGTGCGTTTCAGGAAAGCCCGAACCACTCGCCGCCGACACAGGGTAGAAAATTGCGCCGGAGTTGGAAGCCGTCTCGAGGATCGGCTCCACGCTCGGGTGCATGTGAGTCAAGACGCTCGTGCCGAGGGCCGCCGTAAAAGCGAACTCGCCAAACCCGCTCGTATTTTTATAGCGCGTATACTGCAAGCCGCCGTAAACAGAATACTGGTTATAGGCAGCAAACTCCGCCGCCTCGAATGGCTCGAGGCCCACCAGGGCGTGCGTCTTGAGCGTAGCGGCCACGGTTTCGGCCAGGGTGGCAAGGCGGTCGAGCTCCGCGCTCGAGAGCAGGCGGTAGTCGATGGCGTTGAACCTGTCGGAGAGCGCAGCTGCGCCCGTGCCGGTAAACCCCGTGATCGTCGTAGCACCGGAGAGGTGGTACTGGGAGGCGGTGAAAAGGTACTGGATATTGGCGTCCGTCACGCCGAAATTGCTCGCGCACGTGATCGAAACAGCCGAGGTGTTAGCCGTCACGCGGTAGCTCGTCAGGCGCGGCATGCGCGTGAAATCCAGCTTCCAGGAAAACGGGCTTACGCCAGAACCCACCAAGGGGATGCACCAGAAGTCGCGGAGACTGTTGGTCGTCGGGGACGTGCCGCTCGAGAGGACGTTCGAGCCCGAAGTGGAATCCGCCTTCACCTGGGAGCTTGGCGTGATGGCGTCGCCAGAGTGCAGCTGGATCGCGTGCGCGAGCCATCCGAGCAGCGTTACGCACTCCCAAATATCATCAGGCGTGGAATCAATGCCGGCGGGAATCGCCGTCACGGTATCCAGCTGGTGGTGCATGTCCGAGCCCCGGTGCGCGTCGAACTCAGTCTTTAGATCCTGAACGTACTGCACCAAGGGGGAAAGCGGGGGCGTTATTTTGGCCCAGGAATAGGGCTCCACGCGCGCAAGCGCGGTGGCGTGCACGCCGAGCTGCGTATAGCTCTCTGAGCCCTTGTAGCGCCAGGCATTGAAGTGGGTGAGGGTCGAATACTGGTGCCAGTTCCATTTGTCCCGCAGGTCGTTGAGGTACTGCAGCACGACGGCGATCTTGGCGTCCGTCGGCACGGAGAAGAGCGGGTCTTCGACGGAGAGGTTGAGGAAATGGAACCAGGCGTAAGAGGGCTGCAGGCTCGGCTGGTTGGGCGGGTTGTGGAGCCAGTAGTAATCGGTTACGGCGGCGGGCTTGACGTGGTAATTGCGCTGCAGGACGGTGCTCGCCGTCATGGTATTGGGCTGCTGCTTCTGGGCGTCCGAGACGTGGCTGGTGTACTGCGTGCGGAGCACGTTGAGAAGGGTGATCAGGGTGGCGAGGTTCGTGGCAGCCGTAGAGGCGGTTACGGCGGAGGCCTGGGCGGTCAGGTCGGCGTGCGTAACGTGGGCCTTGGTCGAGACGGTTTCGACCGTGCCGGCGGCCGCGCCGTTTGACCCGTAGTGCGCGATCATCTGCGTGCGCAGATCATTCGCCAGGGAAATGGCGAGGGCCAGGCCCCCGTCCGTCGGGGTGAGGTCAGCGATCCCGGCCGTATACGCGCCAAAGATGGGCAGGCCCGCGGTGCGCAGCTGCATCGTACCCGCTGCGTCGCGGTACATTTTAATCGGTGGGGAGTTCGTCGCTAATATGGTATGGACGCCTGCTTGCGAGCCGCTCGTATTGATCGCGGATCCGCCGGACGTTGCGGAGAGTTGGAAGGTATTCGTGGCTGTGCTAACCACGTAGTAGGTCGTGCCAACAGCGAGGCCGGTGGGGAGCGCCCCGGTCGTCGATAAAAGTACAGACGCTCCGTTCGGAAGCCCGTGCGCGGCAGCGGTCCAAACCCCAGGGGAGGCGATCGTTACGGTGCCAGTTATAACTGGTGTGCTGGTAGCAGCATAAAGGTGCTTGTTCCACTGGTCGACCTCAACCAAGGATGCGGCACCATTCCAAGGGAAGGCGGAGAGGCTGTTCGGGCCCGTAACTTCAGCCCACGCGCCGGTCGCGTCGATGATGTTTGCCTTCTTGTTCTGGAAGGCGAGCAGCTCTGAGTCTGCGTTGAAAGAAACCAGACGGGCGACTCGTTCCGCCGCCGATAGTTGGTAGGCGGTCGAAGAAAATATGTCCAGGCCGTCGCGCGAGTACAACTTCTTGTCCCCATCAATAAGCACGTTATCAGCAACAGCCACCCTGTTTGTGACCCCGGGGATATTCTTGTCGGTCAGCCCGCCGTCGAAAAGCGTAAAGTCTGCTGGCTTCATGCGCGACTTTCCTTTGAGATGCGGCCTATAGTGATAACGCTAATATCAAAAATTTTTGCCAGGGCTCTGGACACAAAAGCACCCTTGCCCCTCTGTCTCACATAGAAAAATCGCACGGCTGCGCGCTCTTCAGGAGTAAGGAGATTCTTTCCAGTAGGAGACTTCTTCCGAAGTCCCATCGCCTTGGCGTGCTCCGCATTTCCTTTTGGCGTGCACATTTCTAAATTACAAACTCGATTGTCACCCCTGATTGCATTTTTATGGTTGACCTCGAGTTCCGCGGAAAAAGAACTCAGAAACGCCTCACAGACCAAGCGATGCACAAGCTTGGTTTTACAATCCAGGGTTGTTAAAATGTACCCGTTCTTAATTCTGGAGTTCATAATTCTGCCCTGGTGGCGGGCAGGGTACATAAAGCCACGCCTACTAAGTCGCATAGTTGTCCTGTCAACGGACCTCACGCGACCAAGGCTTGACGCCTCATAGCCAGGGCAGCTCGGTATTTCTTTCCAAATCTCGGTCACTGTGCCCCCGGGTCGAGTGCGTTGAGTTTACGGTCCCAGCTCTTAATGTATTTATCGCAATCGTTACGCTTGCACTGCTTAATTATATACGCCTTGAGCTCTGCCCATGAGGACGCGGGGAGAAGAACCATATAATTTCTCCGTTCCCACCAAGTCTTGGGCTTGTCGTCTCCGGGCAATTGGGCCGGGTGAAGCTCGTCAATTTCCCAATCCTTGTCAGTCACAGTGTTCGTGCAGAACCCTTTGGTCATATTTAGCTCGATGCAAATGGCCACATCAGGAACCGTGGCGCAGGAGCACATCAACAGCATTACGCCCATGGAAATGAGCAGAAGCAAGAAAGGGCGCTCAATTCGTAAGTTTAGCGAATGCCTTGAACGCAACGATCAGCTCCTTCTCTGCTTTCTCTTTGGCCACCGGGTCAGATCCTTTTTGGGCTTCTAGGTTCTTGCGCATCACCTCCTCAAACTCCCGGCCCTGGGCCGAAGTCCTTAGATCGATATAAAGAAAGAAAGCACCAATCTCCGTCTCTCGAATGGCTATCTCGAGAACCTTGCCGACGAGGAACCCGAAGATCGGATTCAGCAGCATCCCGACAAAGCCGGTCGTCATCCCTGCGGGAAGTTGGGCCAGGAGCAGAGGAAGAATCTGCTTCTTGCCCAAGGACAGCACGGTGCTCTTTAGGAGCTCTACGTACTCGTCCCGCGAGGACACCTTAGACGACGGCCTTGCCTACTTCGGCGAGGATGGCGGGCTTGGAGGCGACGATCACGCCACCCACAACCTTTACGATCGCGTTCGGGTGGAGTGCGCAGCTTTCGGACGCCCAATCCAGAACGGCCTCCGAAAGGGGTACGGCTTGCGCTTTCAGCTTGCCGAGAAGTTTGTCGCCGAGGGCTTTTAGTTCAAAGGGCTTTTCCATTATTTTTGGTCCTCCTGTGACCGTTTTTTGAGAAGAGGGGCGAGAATGAGCTCGATGGCGGAAGCGGCCTGCACCTTATTGGTGCGACCGAGCCAGAACTCTAATATGGCATACGCAACAGCACAGCCGGCGTAAATTACTTCCTTGTTTCCGAGTAAAACCTGGCACGCATCCATGCGGCACTCCTTTTAAATGGCAAAAATTTGGGCGAGCGTCCAAAGCGCTGCGTACAGCGTGACCAAAATAATAGCAAACGAAGCCAAGTCTCGCACTCCCTAATTCTACCATCCCGCTCGCTAAGTATCCACCCAGCCGAGAACAGCGTACCCGTAGCCGCCAGGTGGAGGGGGAAATTGCCTATGGCGTTGACCAAGAGGGCGGCGACCATAGCGTGGTGCCAGGTAAAGCGAAAGCGCCACACAAACCTCGCGAGCGCGGCCAGGATCAGAGCCCCGCCAATACGCCCGTATTCGACCAGGAGCTCGAGGAACTCGTTATGGACGTGCGATACCCCTTGGTTCAAATAGACGAATTTAGCGGGCTGCCAGGAGCCCGTACCCCAGCCAAAGATCGGCCGGCCAAGGTGCGCCTCCCAGGCGATTCCCCACAATGCCTCCCGCCTGGTCATGGAGAAAAGCGGATTCCCCGGGTCGAAGAAGTAGCCGATCGCGGCCCCAACGACCACCAGGACGGCCAAGGTTTGGGCCAGGTAGCGGTCGAAGTTCCACAGGCACAGCATAAAGACCGTCCCGCCCGCGACAAGGCTCATGGTGGAGCCCGTGGCCAGGATGCACGCTCCGATCAGCAGGGAAGCAATCCAATGCCCCCGGAACATGGCCGGAGCCAAGCAGGCGGCCAGGAGCGCGCCAAGGAGGGTTTCTTGGCCCTGGAGCCCGGTGGGCTTATAGGCAAACCATGGCTGGGAGAATCCGAATGGGTCCCACCCGAGCCACTGGGCCAGCCCGAAGACGGCCTGGACGGTGCCGAGACGCACGATCCAGACGGGCAGGTCTTCCCAGTCACTCAGCCACTTCCCGGCGGCAATAGCGGCCGCAACGCAGACCAGGTGAAGCATGCCGTGCGGCTGGTAATCGCGCAGCACCCACATCACTCCGGCGTAGCTAAAAAGCAACGCTAGGGGGAGTCCGATGAGCTTTTTGGTGTATTTGTGGCTTATAAGCGCCGCGGTGAGGAGGAGGAATCTAAGCTGCCCCAGGCGCGTGTCATCCCGAACAGGCACCCAATCTATGGCGAAAAGGATGAAGAAGAGGGCCGCCGCCTGGAACATGCCAGTAGCTTAGCGCGGCCTGTCTTCCAATTTCAAGACCCTTGCCTTGAGGTCCACGATTTCCCCGCCTCGCATTGCGTCTCTCTCAACCACAACTGCGATCTTCACGTTTAGTTCCTGAATGCTAGCCCGAACGTAAGAAATCTCCGTGACGCCCCAAGCGCACACAGCAACGATCAGAGCTTGAAACCCCCAATTGATGAATGCTGTGAAGTTTGGTTTTTCCATGGGCTCTTAAATTTCCCGGCAAGTAACGGTTAGGTGCGTTCCGCTTAACGAAGTGCCCTGCCTACCAAAAAACTTCTCAGCGGGAACGTCAAACGAAACACCGAAGTAAGCCGGAACTAAGGAGTAAAACGTGTGAACGTACTGCCCTGCTACGTTGCTCTCATAAACAGGGTTAGTTAAGCTTCCAGTGGTTGCATCATGCGCAAAGGTCGCGTCAGCGTACATAAGCTGAAAGCTGGAGTTTGCCGCACTTGTCTGTCCAGAAATTCCGTAGCACTTAGCAGTCTTACCGGCTGTCACCTGGTACTTTACGCCGTTCTTAATGAACGGAGATACGTTGCCGTTCGTCCCCTCGCCGTAGGATATTACGGTGAACCAGCCCAGAGAGTTTGAGCCATCGGCAATTACCAGCGGCTGCATCTGTGTAGTGGTGGTTGACTGATGGCCCATGCTAATCGCAGGGAGCCCGCTTGGAACAGAAACAGCAAATGCCTGAAGTGAAAACAGAAGACTAAGAACGCTTAGAAAATTGACCATAAGGTACTCCCGTTTGAAATTAATTCTACTCCCGACTTTGGAAGACCGCCGCTGGGTAGAAGAATTGAAGTGTCGCCGTCGAATGTATCGCTGCCGTTCGGTGCAACGGTGCAGGTGTCTGCGCCGATATTCTTCACCCTGTAAGCCTTCGCAGTAGCGGTGGCAGCAGAGTGCATGGTTATCGTAATTGGGGTTCCCGCCGTGGCGTTGCAGAGGATTACGTCCTCTGAGTTGGTAACTGTGTAGTCAGCCGTCTTGGTCACGACGGAGAGTGTAGACCCAGCAGCGGCGACCCAGGAAGGCGCAGCGGCCCCGTTTGATTGCAGGATCTGCCCCGAGGTTCCGGCAGCGATCACCTCCATGGAGTCGGCATCAGTCCAAACCACGCCACCATTGACGGCGGTCATGTTCTTGTTCGTGCCACCGTTGGCGAGAGGTAAGACTCCCGAAACGTCGGCGGTCAGAGAGGCAGCAGAGCAGGTCAGATCCCCGTTCGCAGCAATCGCCGTGGCCTTAGTTCCGACGCTGCAATCCGCAGGGTTCGCGGCCAGGGCGGTCGCAGTCGAGGCGTTTCCAGTCAGGGCAGCCGTGATCGTTCCAGCGGCGAAGTTACCAGACCCGTCCCTGAGAACAATCGTGCTGTTTCCAGCCAAAGCAGATGCCGTGGTCGACGCGTTCGTAATTGAGGCGCAGGTAAGGTTCCCGCTCGCGGCGATCGTGGTGGCGTAAGTGTCTGAGGCGCAGTCAGAAGGATTCGCGGCGAGTGCCGTGGCCGTATCGGCGTTGCCGGTCACGTTTCCGGTGAGTGAGGAAGTTACGCCGTTAAACGTAGCCGCCCCGGCAATATCAATCTTTGCTAGTACTGTGGTGTTGTCCGTATCGCGGAGACGAATGAAATCCCCAGTTTGGGACGTCATCTTCTGAATCGCAAGAGAGTGGCGAGCAACTTCACCAGCGTTGTTTTTGATCCCAAAGTTTACGTCTGATGGAAACCCGCTAGGACCGGCAGCAATCCCCCCCGTAGCCTTCATGCCGAAACCGTAGACGGCTTGAGCGGGGTTATAGAAAGTCAGCTCTCCAATAGGAGAATCGTACAGGAGCCACTCAGAGTTTGCGGCTCGGCCCTGTCCCCAAAGAACAAGGTTTCCCCGGAGAGAGTCGCCGACATTCGTCAGGTCTAGAGTTCCCGAAGGAACTGCTGTACCTATACCAAGACGGTTGTTTGTGTCGTCGAAGAAAATTGAGGAGTTGTCCTCGGAGAGCACCCCACTCGCACCAGCGAATAGAACCGATCCAACCGTAGGCGCGTAGAACGTCGGAGCCCCCGCGCCGCCAGAGACTACGGCCTGGCCACTCGTTCCTGCTGCGGTGACTTCCAGGGAATCGGCATCAGAGTAGACCAACCCGCCATTGGCTGCGGTCATGTTCTTGTTCGTGCCGCCGTTGGCCAGGGGGAGAACGCCAGTAACGTTCGAAGTAAGATCCGCCTGCCCGCTCGTCATTACCCCACTGGCGTCGAGCTTGCACATTCCAGCAGACTGCAACGCCGCCGGAATCCATTTTACGGTCGTGCCGGAAAAAAAGACTGGAGCCCCGTGCCCGTAGGCCAGGCTCGGAAGCAGGAGGACCAGGAGAATAAGATTCTTGAGCATCATCCCACCAAAATTGCGAGCACTTCGCCCGAGTTGATTGCGGCGTTTCTCATGGCTCGGACCCAAAGTTTATTTCCAGAGGAAAGGCTGACCCCAAAAACTTCTTCCCCGCCTTCATGGCAGACCCCGAGAGGGGCCGCAGCGGCCGCCGCTGTGGCGTCTGCGCCGGCGGCGAATACCAGGGGGGCTCCCGTGTGGTTCCGGACCCGGAGCGCCGTGCAGGTGTTGGCGATGTTGGCGATCGTGGCCATCTCAATGAACGCACCAGCTGAGGCATTGATGTTCGTTACAGCTGTGTCGTGAAGACGGTGCTCTTTGAAGGCTAGCTCCGAGAAGGTGGCCGTGACTGGCACCGCGACGGTGTTCGCGACGTTCACGTCCATGCAGTTCTTGGCGCCTACCGTGGTGCCGGTGACGAACAGTTTCAGGTTTTTTAACCAGAGTGGCGTCATGGCGTTACCCGAAGAAGTTAATCACGAGCTCGCCGCTCGTTACGTTTTGGTCCAGGGCCTTGGCCGAAATTCTAAAACTTCTGGAAAGCTCGAGGGGGATCAGCCCGGAATTCATCCCAGGGGTAAGATAGAGGGGAAGATCCACCTCTGCAGCCGCGGCACCTTTGGCCAGGATGAGAATCCCCTCCCCGGTGTAGGACACCGAGATAGCGGTGCAGCCTGCGGGCATGGAGTCTTCAATCTCGCGGTAGGCCGACGTGAGGATCGTGGCACCAGAAATGTCATGGCGAATTTTATGAACCGGCACCGAGGCCAGTAAATCCCGGACGCCCATTAGATTTGCTCCCAGAGGAACTTAAAGGTGAGGCTGTCCGCAGCGTACGTGGGCGTACCCGACCGCACAACCCCAGCCACCCAAAGGCTTTTGGACTTAACCTTGGCCCCCAGGAGCATATCGAGCTGCTTTGTCGCGTAAGCATTGGCGTTCCCGGAAACATAGTCCGCAGCCGCGACACGGACGTGCCCGATAAAAGGCCCGAACTCAGCATCTGACATGGCCAGGGCTGCGTTGGCCGCGCCAAGGTTTCCCGGGTCTTCCGTGAAGAAAAGAAGGTCGATCGCCTGCTTCTGATCGGCCAGATCCTGAACCACCAGGGTTCGGAGCTTGGCCAGGCCCTTCGTATCGAGAACCACGTTCTGGAGTTCAACCGGAACAAACAACACGTCGGCATCGGCGTAAATGGCGGTGTCCAAGGTGGGTGTGAGCGTGATCAAAGATCCGTCTCTCATCGGGTAATCCTCGTAATCAAATGGGCCATCCGTGGCCCAAGAGAGCTTTTAGCGGCTCAGAATGTAGTAGATCCACACGTTGATCTCACCCGCCACAACGGCGAGGGTGGAGATCCGCATGGACGGCGTATAGTTCTCGGAAACAGTCGGGAGCTTGATTGCGGTAGCTGCGCTTCCGACCGGGGTACAGGCTTTGAGGCCCGAAGGAGTATAGGCAGAGGTGAACCCTGCTTCTCCTTTTAGGTCCGCGCCCAAGATTCCGGTGCTGAAGCTGATCGAGGTCGTATTCAAGCCCGAGGTATTCGGCGCGGTGATTACGTCCAGGAGACAGTCCACGATGATCGCCCCTTTTGGAAGTTGGGCGGCTTTCCCGTCCACGTCCAGGAGCTCGTGGTTCCCGATCGCTCCGCCTTGTACGGCGTAGCTCCACTTGCCGCGCAGAGCATGGACTTTTTTCTCCTGAAGCTGCGTGCCGAGTTGCACGCGCGCGCCTACAGGGGAAAGGTCCAGTTCGTCACGGATATCGTTGTGGCCGGGAAATGCCCCCAAGGCTGGGAGCGCGGTCAGCATCAAAAACAAACTAAGAAAACTTTTCACGAAACCTCCGATAAAGGGTGAAGGATTAGGGGCGGCCGTTTAAGCCGCCCCAAACTCCTTAGTAGCTGATGCTGTGGATGATACCGCAGTAGCTTGGGCGCTGAACGATGAGCTCTCCGAAGAGGCACATGTCAACGATGTACGAGAAGCCGGTCGTCGCACGGACTTCGAAGTATTCGATGCCGTCAGGCGAGCGACGCTTCTTGAAGAAGCCGTTCGAGTAGAACTTGAGGGCTCTCCAGTCGATGAGCATGATCACGTCGTTGTCGGCTTCCTGAACACCAACGAGCTTGATCGCGCCCTTGGTTACGGAGCCAACTTCGATCTCGGTCCAGCCGTACTGCGAAGCACGCTGCGAACCAGGAACCACGTTGAAAGCACCTTTCGATGCTTCGATGCGCTTCATACAAGAAGCGAGGTTCGTGTAGCTCATCACGAAATCGGTTGGGTTGCCCTTACCGAATTGACGAACCGTGGTCAGAGCGTCGAACAGCTTCTCCATGATGTTGGAAGCAGTGATCGCCGCGCCCGAGACGTTGATCGCCTGGAGGTATGGGTAGAGCGTCTTGGTCACGCCGTAGAGGGTAGAGTCCCCGCCGTTGGCAGCCGAGAGCAGCGCGCCGCGAAGCGAGCTGAACGAAGCAGTGTCGGCACCGTCGTTGTAAACCTTGGCTGCTTGAGCCACGGTGTACGCCGAGATATCGAGAGGGGTTGCGCCGCCGCGAGCCGTCACCACGTTCACCACTTTGGTGTTCATGTTGATCGTCTTCACGTAACCGGCAGCAGACACCGTAGTGTTGCCGTCGATGAAGAAAACCTTCTGGCCGATCTGGTAGCGGTCCGGACGGGTCGCGGTGAAGTTACCGGAGGCGTCACCGTCACCCAGGAGGATGTCGAAGTGCGCGCCGTTCAGGAGGTTCACGGAAACCACGTTCTTCATGTAGTCCATGAAGTCTTCGATCGTGCCAGGGAGGATCTTGAGGAAGTTCTGTTCGTTAACAGACTCATGCTCCATCAGATCGCGATGGTTGAAGATGAGGGAGCCCCATACTTCTTTGTGGCCCGAAACACCCCCGCGGACGAACTTGTCTTCCGCGATATCGGTGGATCCGGTTAGAGCGCCGAAAGCTACCGAGCTTGCGCCAGCGGCCTTAAACGGAACGACCAGGTTTCCGCCGAGCCAGGAGTTATCCTTCTCGACCTTGGAGAGCAGGTAGTCGCGCTTTACGAATTCTTCTTTGAGGAGCTCGTTGGGGAGATACTCGTTGAGCATGTCCTGAAATGTACGGGTTGTACCCATGATGAAATTCCCTTCCTTGGAACTTAAAAAGTTTGTTTATTGGCCAGTCATCTTCGCGTGGATTTTCCGCAGATCGTCCAGGGATTTGGGAGGGCTCTTTGCAGGAGTCGTCGCAGGTTTCCCGGTGCCTACATTCGGCAGTACGATTTTGGGCGGAGTGGCTGGCGTGGCCTGCTGTGCAATCTGTGCGGGGGCTGCCTGTTGAGGCGGCTTCGCAGCGGATCCCAAAAGGGCTGCAGCACGTTCTGCTGCTTCCATCGGGGAAAGCACTTTTCCAGTGCGGGAAAATTCAAATTCTCCCATCTGGACCGCCAAGTCGCGAAACGTCGGAGGTACTCCGGGCGCTTTCGTTCTGGCGTCATACTCTTGAGCGAGAGAGCTGTAGTCAGGCCGCTCTAAAACCAGATCGAGCATTTGCATGATTTGCTCGGACTGGGCTTGCAGTTGCTCCTGAGATTGTGAGGCTTGTGTGCGCTCGAGCTCCCAGTTGCGTCGTTCTGCTAATTCGCGAGCCTCGTGGACCTGGCGTTGGTCCGGGGGCATCTGGCTCAATTGTACCTTGCGCACCGCCCACTGCAAGACTTTATTTTCGTCGATCCGAAACGTCTTGAACACGGTATCGAGGTCCCCGCGCTGATAGGCTTCCCGGCCCATCTGCACAGTACTCATCACCTGGCCGTGGGCCTGGTTGAGCTGCTGATGCTCCTGGCGGAGGCCCTGGAACCGCTCTTTCACGGTGTCGATGCCGTACGCCTTCTCGAAAAGCTGGTGGAGGAATTTCTGGCTCTGCTCGTCCTTGATCACGCCGCGCAGGAACTCAGGGATTTCATGCTCCTTGTTCGCCGCCTTGAATTTGAAACTAGGCGTGAACGCAGGGGCCGCGGGCACTACAGGAGGCTTCTCGGCGGAAGGCGCTACGGTGCCTTTTTCTCTGATTTTTTCGTGGAGCGTTTTTTCAGGAACCACCGGCGCGGGAGCGGCGGGGTTCCCAGGGGGGAGGGATGCTTGCTGGGCGGTTTGTCCTGCGTCTTCATTGAGGGAGGGGGTTACTTCCAATGGCAATTCCGTTTGCAGATCCATTTGCTAGTCCTTTGTCCATTTCCGTGGACGGTGTCGAAGGCGAGCGGTCTTGCCCACCTTCCGCCGAACTGCCAGCTTTGCCGGCAATCTGGGCCAGGTTTTCCTGGTTCATTTTTTCCATGGCCTCGAGCGTCTGCCCTTGGCCTTCCATTCTTTCGATCAACCAAGTGAGAGCGCCCGAGGGAACCCGCACCTTCTGGTCTTTCGTCCCGCCCGTGGAGTTGGGAACCTGGATATAGAAATCCGTGCTCACCAAGTACCCAGTGGTCGGGATCAGTTCGTTTTTTGCGTCCTGAATTGCTTTGAGCTGCCGAGCCTGAATCTCCTGGTGGGCATCGAGGCGCTCGAGATAATTAATTCTGATCATGTCGTCCATGTACTCAAAGTCGGCCTGGCGCATGCGCTGCGTGAGGCGCTTGATCATATAGACGTGGTTATCGAACTCAGAGATCGCGGGTCGCTGCCCGCGGTCGAGCGCCAAGATATCGTTCGTCGCGGCCTCGTAGTCGATCGTGAGATCGGAGAAAGTTTCGTCGAGGTTCGAGTACGGCATCATCTTCATGATCTTGCCGATATCCTCTTTACCCAGCTGAGCGGAGGTGTACTGCAGCGCCTGGCTGAGTACCATCTGCTTGCCCATCTTGGTTTCTAGGTCTTCCGCCTGCGCCTCAACCTTGATCTTGTAGCAGAGCGGGTCCATCTGGCGGAACTCTTCGACGTTGACCTGCTCGTTCTTGCCGCACATCGCGACGATATCTTCGTCCGTGAAGTAGTAGCGCGCGAGCTCAAGGTACAGCTGCGCAAATTCCACCAGGAATTGCTCAAAGCGCGACACGTAGAGTTTGAACTTTTTCTTCTGCTTACCGGACCGATAGATCAGCGCCATCGGGTCGACCTGGCCGCTCATGGGCTCTTCGCGCTCGTCCACATCCACCGCGTTGTACATTTCGGTGATGTTCTGCGTGAGGGTGGCGGTGTATTGGGAGCCGTCGCGGCCCTGCAGGACTTCCGGCTTCATGCCGGTGTAATTGAAGGAGCGGATCCCCGCGAGCACGCGGCCGTTGGTCAACTGCGTACCGTTCTGGATCAGGACCTTATCATCCCCAAGGGTGATCTGGTGCTCAGCGATTTTCGAGGCCGCGCGGTTGATCTCCGCCTGGAAAGGGCGAATCGTCTTGATGATCGCCTGGCCCCGGGCCTTTGTTTTCAGCTTCCGGAAGGGCTTGAAGATGATCGGAAACTTGCCGGCGGGGAGCTCCGACTCGAACAAGATCTTCTCTTTTACGAAGTAGTAGACGTACCCATTGGGGTACTCGTAGCAGGGACGAAAGTACATCTTACGAAGGAGGCACTGGTCCTTGGTCTTCTGGTAGCCAGACTTTCCGCGGTCGAAAATCACGTACGTCTGGTCCGCTGACTCCTGGATATGGCGCTCGTTCTCTTCCCCAGGGAACATTTTCTTGAGATCGGCGCACGGGACCATCTCTCTGATGGTCATGCGCTTGGCGGTCCGGTGGTCCGTGGCCGCGGAATCTATAATCAGGTTGAAACCGAAAACGGTCTTGGGCACCAGGTCGCCCTTGAATTTCGGCGTCATCTTGCCGTCTTCGCCCTGCTCCATCCCAAGGAAGGGGCCCGCCATGGGGTCGAAAGAAAGCAAAGTGGCCACTTCGCCGATCTGGGTGAAGTCCTCGGCCCAATCCTGGATCGTTTCATCGAATCCAAGGCGCTGCTTGGCCGATTCCCACACGCCCTTGTTCATTTCGGCCGCTTTTTGGTCCTGGAGCTCGGCTTTGTTCGCCGGAGAGAAGCCCACGCCCGGCGCGGTGCTCATAATGTGGTTCGTGTAGGCGTCCACGATCTTTTGGGTGTGGTTTTTCGTTAAACGGAGCTTTTGCTCCTCAGAAAGCGACTTTGAGTCGCGAACGCGCTTATAAAACGAAGATTTGAGCTTATTATAGTGGTCGCCGCTGTAAAGAAGCAGGTTTGAACGCTGTTCAGCGAAAAGTTCTTTGTCGACCTCTTCATCGCCTTGATAAAGAGCCTCCAGCTGCGAAATTGTGTGCTTGGCCTTGGGTTCTTCCGGCGGTTGCTGCTCGGGAGCTACCTGTTCAAGCGTCGTTTCCGTCATTCTCTGCATCCCCGGCTTCCGGGAGCGTCAGTTCGCCTTTTTCCGCGAGTTGTTCAGCCAAATAAGGGTCAGTGATCAATAACTCAGCGACCTGGCTCTCTCGGGCGGCGACTTCCTGCTCCTCTTGAGCGTTGCGTTCTTCCGTGTGTTGGGCCTGAATGACGTTTTCAGGACTTGTCGCTGGTTGGGTGGCACCAGGGGGCTGGATCTGTGCCAGGGACTGGATCGGGCCGCCGAAGGCGACCTCGAGAGGGCCCAATTTCAACTGGGACACCCCGTGCTTGGCGCAGGATTCTAAAATCATACAGACCTCCGCCCCATTTGGGAAGTGGTCAGCTTTCATACATTGCGTTTGCTTCCGAGAAGTCGCAATCGAGCCCGTCGGCTTGTGCTTCTGCATCTATGTCCTCTCCCCGCCGCTGGCGGATCTCTTCCTCTTGAGGGGTTAGCTTTTTCTCAACCTTTTCCGGTGTATCGGCCGCGATATAGGTCGCCAGGATGGAGAAATCCCATGGGATGAAGGCGGAGATATAGCGGGTGGGGTCGATTACGTCGTCCTTACGCTTTCTCTTCGGGGTCGAAATCCCAAGCGAGCAGAGCTCGCCCACAAGCTTGCCGTTTTGCCCGCGCTGATAGATCGCCAACATGTCGAACTTGAACAAGGTGTTGAGGGTCTTTTCCCCTATCTCGTGATTTTTCTCGGCCGGGATCCACCCGCCCCCGTTTCGAGCCGCCATGATCTGGAACTCTGCGCTTCCCCAATCGTAAATCCTCGCAAGTGGCTGCACGCCGAACTCTTTGATCTGCTCGTCCGCAATTTTTAGGACATCGCCTGCAGTAGTACGGATTCCATCCGTCCGGATACAGTCCACCACTCGAGCCTGCTGGTAGTCGGGCCGCACAGCCACCAGGACGATTCCACTGGGGTGCCCTTCGCCCTCCTCGCCATCCGTCCCGCTACCGATATCGACACCCTGGTACCAGAGGTACGATTTGGGGACCGGGTGCCAGGGCTTGACGTGCCGTTTAGCCTCGAACGTAGGGTAGACCAGGCCACTGTCTTTGATGAATTTTCCAAAAACCCTCCTCTGCACTTCGCTCGTATTGCGGCAAAGCGAAATAACGGCGTCGATACGCTCGTTCGTCCAAAGGGAGAGGGAGCCGTCGACGAATTTCTGGCAGTCGTACATCGACACCTGGCGCTTCCATGCGCCTGGGAATTTTTCTTCCTCGCCCTCCCCTGGCTCCAGTGCCTGACGCCACATTTCCTGCCCCAAGGTGGCGGTGAACGCCATGGAAATGTAGCCGTCCGTCGCCTGTACGCGCAGCATGAGCTCGCTCCACAGGTCCACGGGGCACTCCTCGTCCAGGCAGAGGTAGTGCACGGTTGCGGTCTGAAGGGCAACCAACCCTTGTTTATAGGACTTAAAGTAAATGGTCGCGCCACTATTGAAGTAGATGGCGAAAACTTCCTTGTTTTTGTACTCGACCTTCCACCCGTACTTAGCGTCGTCCTTAAACTCCCCCCTTGGTAAATACTGCGGCTCCCACTTCTCCTGAAATTCTACGGTCGCCTGGGTGGCCGTGGGGTAGAAGTAGAAGATCGTAGGCCCCTTCTTGTTCTCGGGGTCGATCTTCATCTCCTGAGAGGCCCGGGGCCAGAGCTCAGACCAAAGCGTTGATTCGGTGGCCCAGTGGATGGCCCGGCGAATCTGCGCGGTCGATTTTCCGATTTGGTTGGCGGCGCAGATCAGGGCGAGCTTGTTGCGGGTTTCTAGGAACTCCAAAGACCAAGGGTAATGCTTGTACCCATGGAGGTACGGGAGCCCCCTTTTCAGGCGCAATTCCGCTTCCCGCAGCTCCAGCTTTTGCTTGAGCAGCTCGAAGTCGCTCACTTCTTCACTTCGACTTCCACCACTTCCGCCTCGAGCACGGGCAGCTCTTGCCGCGGGCCCTCGCCCATCTGCTTTTCAATCTCCATCAGCCGCGACTGAATTGCGTTGATATCGCCCTTGGCGATCAAATTCTTGGTGTCGACGCTTACCTCTTTGCGGCCAGCATCCACGTTCAAATTCAGCTGCTGCACCTTCTGGGTGGGGGCCCCGTGCAGGCGCATGTCCATCATTCCGGTGATCTTCGCCTGGAGCATCAGCATCTTGTGGTCGACTTTCCCATTGGGGAGAATTGCGGGCATGTCCAGGATCTGGCGCATCCTCTTAAGCCCATGGGAGAGCATTTCTCTGACTTGCTCCTGGTAGGCCGCGGGCCGGCAGACCAGGAACGCCGTGCGCCCCGGACAGCTGCCAAAGAGCCTATAGAAGCTACGCTCGTCACACACGAGGGAATGTATGTTCGCAACCTTCATTTTATCCGCTTCCAGGAGCGCGCGCTCGTACTCGAGCCAGAAGCTCATGCGGATTCGGCTGTCGGTCGGGGGGCAGCGGTAGCGGTACGCGACCTCCAGGTGCCTTAAAAGTGCGTCCTCGTCGTCCAGGAGCGGGTAGAGCTCCGGATCTTTGGAAAGTGAGTTTAGAAGACGGGTTGACAGGCCCGGGGGCAGTAAAGAGGCCAAGGAGACGGAAGATGAGGGGTCAAACAGGTTTCCGAGTAGATTTTGGTGTACTTCGGGAATTTCATCAAATTTCATTTACGTAATCGTCTGTGTAAGGGCCCGGGGAGTCAAGGCAATTTACCCCGCGCGGTGGGGAGGCCGAAAGGACGATTCTTTCAATATTATATTACTACCCCCACCCCCCGGTCCGCGCACCGCGTACCACGCCCCTATGGGCCCAACGCACCGCGTGCAGCGCACCGAGTATACTAGGTGCGTAGACCAATAGCTCAATGATCCCCGGACCTTGGCGCGTGACGCGTGTGTGCTTGGTACGGGGGTCGAGAAGCTAGGTTTGCTGGCCCGAGGACAATGCAACTGAGTTGCGTTTGACATTTTGTCAGTACGGTACCGTGGGCCGGGGTGAAAGGGTGCGGACCTACACGCGTCAAGACTATTTACACCCGTCTGTAAAATGTATCTATCGAGATATCAACTACTTAGCAGCGCAATCCAGTAAAAAGGTTTAATGCGCCGTACCTGTTGACAGCCTAAGCATAGTAGGTCATGGCATACCCTTTGCTATGATGTTACACTCATGCGTGTACTTATTCTTCCTCCGAAAATGGCCGAACTCTTCGCAGCAGCAGGGTACGAGGTGTACTGCACCGATGGCCGTGTGCTTGACGGTAGCAAGGCGAGCGAAGACGCGCTCCGTGCTGAGCTACACGAAGAGTTCCGCGATACTCAAAAGGCGCAAGCGCGCAAAATGCTCAGCGTAACCGATGCTAGCTGCGACAATATCGCCGCCGTTCTCGGACTCTCGGCGCATACGGTCCGGGGCATGAGCACGGGCTCCAAGAACTATCGCGGCAAGCAAGAGCGCACCGAACTTTCTTATAATCAAATAATGGCGGAGCTTGATTCATCCGCCTCTTACGTGGAGTGGTAAAAATGAAACAAACGCACAAAGCAGCAAAGCGCGCAGGTTGGATGGCCACCGTTGAAGCAATGATAATCACTGAACGCCCGGACCTGGCGGGAAAGATTGATTGGGATACGCTTGCGTACCTTTATAACACTGGAATCAATGAGGCCCTCGCAGCCTCTAAAATTCTCGCCAAGGTGAAAGCATGAAAACCAAAGTACACCGCAACCTGCACAAAGCCTGTTGGTCCGTTCGTCGCGGAGATGCGAAGACAGAGCACACGCGCCGCATATTCCTAGCCAACGTCGAGTTCCGCGTGTCGCAAGCCGGGCGCGCCAAGGTATTGGAAAAGAAAGTCCGCAGCGTGCACGCCTACGCAACCGGCACCGAGATTGATCCTTTTGAATACGGTGAGTGGGACCGCGTTAATTATAACCCGTTCCGCTCGGGAGCCTTTACCATGAACGACGGAACAGAAGTCCGCCAGGCCGCTATCGTGAAGTTTGAAATCGACGGCGTTTGCTGGGTGCAGCGATGACCCTCGCCACTAAACTGCACCATTGCTACAGCAACGCCGCTGCCGCCCAGACCGATCCCAACCAGATGGAGCTTTTCTAATGAGCGCGCTAACCATGCCCGGAAAGATCGAGCGCATCCCACACGCAGGCATGCCCGATGGCTATTACCTCCAGCGCATCGACTGGTTCAAAGGCCACAAGCTGGAGAGCTACCGCCGCCCACCCTCTAAAGAGTGGCGCTGTGTTCTAGAGCTTGATGGTCGCTCGCTCCGCTGCCAGGACACCAAGATCAGCGAAGTAATCCGCGCAGCACATGCCGCGATCAACGACCACGTTTCTAAAACCGAAGAACCAAACGGACAGCGCAAGCTGTTTTAGATAGGAGCCCATGAAGAAATGCACGTTCGCACCCCCAGGAACCTACGGACACGAGTGCGGCAAGCCCGCCACGCTTACCATGTCCAGGCCGAGCCTCAACACCAAGTCCGGCACCTTCTACGCTTTCCGCTGTGAAGAGTGCGCCAAGATCGTGGGCGGAGAAAACGCCCGCCTTTCCCCGCCCGAAGCAATTCAACCAACGCACACCAACAACTGGAAATAGGAGTCAACATGGCCCAGAGAATCACGCAGAAAGACCTCGAAGCAGTAGCGAACCGAATCAACCTCATTACCAAGAGCCCAACCGAGCCGTGGAAAAGCATCGGCGGGAAGTTTACCGGGCAGATCGGCTGCTATCACATGAGCTACGCATACGGAGGCGCAGCCCTGCACCGCATGGACACGACCGGCGGAGGCGTCCAAGACGTGCTCGGCATCGGCCACCAGCCCAAGAAAGAAATGTATCACGCCATGCACGCTTTCATTCGCGGCCTAGACGCAGCCAACAAATCCGTTTGATGGCTTGAGCGTTGTGCCTCGATCCGGGGCGCTCCGCTGAACCTATCAACCAAGGAGAAGACCATGCAGAAAATTTCTTTCACTGTGATCTGTAACAACGGCGATGGCCGCCGAGAGCTCATGCTGCCAGGCACCAGCAAGAACGTCATTTGCTCGCGCTGCGATGGCGAAGGCGTGCACTGTAACCCAGCAATAGACGGGCACGGGATCAGCCCTGAAGAGTTCGACGAAGACCCCGACTTTCGGGAAAACTATTTCAGCGGCGTCTATGATGTGCGCTGCGAAGAGTGCCACGGGGAGAAGATCATCAAGCAGCAGCGCCTCGCTCTGGAGTTCATTCCGGCCCCGCTCCGCAAGCGCATCCATGACACGCTCGCCGCCACGGCTGACGAAGCCAGCGAGCGCGCCCACTACAAGCGGCTTGCCGCTGCCGGAATCGAATACTAACCACAACCACCAAGGAGAAAGACAAAATGAAACTGCCACCAGACCCCGAGAACATGAACGAGCAACGCGCAGAGTGGGCAAGGGCCGCTGTCATAAAGTTTTCCAACGACACGGGAAGCGATGCGACCACTGACGAGGCGCTGCGCGATCTTCTCTGCAACATGCGCCACTACTGCGACCAAAACGGCTGGGACTTCGACGAAGCACTGGCCCGCTCGACCGCTTGCTACCACGAGGAAACGAAGCAATGAAAACCAAGACCAACACCTGCGACTGTTGCGGCGAAGCCCGCGACCACGCCGACCTTTACCGCATCGACGACGAATACCAAGACGAATATTACTTTGTTTGTAAGGAGTGTTTCTAATGAACCCACTACTAAAAGAATGCCCGCATTGCCGTGGTCCGCTGCGGCTTGGTGAATACAGCCAGGATGACGCAAGCGTCACGGTCATCTCTTGCGGCAGCAAGCAATGCTCTACCAAGTACGGACCGCGCGAAGTGGCCCAGTGTTACATAGGCGCAGACGACTGGAGATACAACCGGGCAGGCAGCCGCGCGAAGTACGACGCTTTCATTGCCGAGTGGAAAGAGCCCGCGCCGACCTGGAGCGAAGCGTGAACCACCTCAAACACGGAACCATAGCAGTGGGCGCACCAGGATCAGAGGCAAGGCTGCAAGCCGAGCTCGAAGACGCAACCAAAGGTAGCAGCTCCCCGGACTTCTGGAACGCCTACGAAGACCTGGTGAACTTCTACAAGGAAGCCTTCGGGCTCATGCCCCCGCCCGCCCGGGCAATGGTCGACCTGTTTCTAGAGGCCAACGGCTGGGAGGCCCTACCATGAGGAAAAAGAAAAAGCTGGCAGGGTACAGGTGCCCGTACTGCGAAAGCCCTAAACTGCGCGAGAAAATGTACGTGCTCGTGTGCAATGACTGTAACAAGTGCTTTAGCCGCGCCAACGCCCGCCAGGACGAACGGCCGCCCGAGCCGATCTACGCAGAGGAGGCCCCGCAATGACCGAGCTTTACTACTGCCGCCACTGTGAACACAGCTACGAGGCCGACGAATGGGATCGCCAGGAGGGGGAGCCCTCCGCGGAGCAATGCCCAAAGTGCGGGAGTCTCGACACCACCACAGACCCCGAGCTAATGCCCCGCCCTGACTCCTACCATTACGAAAGAGAGAATCCACGATGACACATACACCCGGCCCCTGGCACGTTGAGTCCGACTTTATCGCCTACTCGATCAGCGGGCCGCCCAAGGCAGCAGGCTACAACGGCTGCTTTGCGAAAGAGGCGGATGCCCGCCTAATCTCGGCAAGCCCCGACCTCCTGAACACGCTCCGATACATTCGGGACGAGTGCACCGGCCTGCCAGCCCATGCACGAGCCCTCGCGGACCTGGCGATCAAGAAAGCCGAAGGCCCATGATCCCAGAATCCGAACGCCTCCGAAAAGCCGCCAAGAGAAAAACCCACCAGGTAAGCCGGTTTAACGATGGCCGGACCTGGTGCGGGGCCAAGATCAGCCGTCGAACGCCCCTCCAAACGTCCACCACACCCACTTGCCTGCGCTGCCAGGCCGAGATTAAGAGGTTTACCGATGAATCACCCCAATTTAGAACAGCTCTCGTCTGAGGCGATCCTGCTTCGCCTGGACCTGATCCTAGACGTGCTCGACTACCAGGAAAGGGCGCTCCAGGAGGAGGACCCGACCGGCCTTAAGCATGGATACCTGTTGGCTGCTAATACCGTGAGGGCGTTTCTCAAAGGTTAGTCGCTACTCCACCCGGCAAAACCCTCGACCTTTTCGGGATTATAGAAAGGGTCGGGGCCGCCGCCCTGATCGAGCACCCGCAACTCGCTCGCGCCCGACTCCCAAAACAACGCCACCACCGGCCGATACCCTCGCACCTCTCCGCGCCCCTCCTTGAACAGAGCCCGCATGTTCGGCATGTGTACGACCGCTACCACTTTTCCTTCTTCCATCTCATCCTCCTTGTTTTAGAAAACCTACAGGTATTATTTGACGCGCTGCACAGTGGAGAGTGCCAAAGTGCCGGTCGTTTTTAAGAACCTTTGTATATGCTCCCATAAAGCCCAGGGGAATATTCCTATACTCTCTTAAAAAGATTATAGGCACTTTGGCACTTTGGCACTCTGGAGCCCTCCAACCCCTTGGAGTTATTGGACCCCGGATCAAGTGCCAAACTCACATTTTGATCTCTGAAGTGCCAAACTCTGGCACTCCCATCACGCCCACCCCTTCGAAGAAGTCAGAGCCGTCGATAGTTTTAGTATGGTATCCCTTGTTTCTGACCTGTTTGTAGAACTTATGTCGGGTAATAGAGTGCCGAACTTTAAAGAACGCCTCGAACCTCTCGAACAGCGCGTGTTGCCTGATTTTGGCACCCGGTCCAACTATTATCCCGTCCACTTCACCGCTCTTTGCAGCCGCCAAAAACTGCCCCACTGGGTCGTTTTCCAGCTTCCACTCGGCCAATGCTTCCTTGCCCGGGTTGAAGTAAAACCCGCCACTTTCGAGCAGATCGCGCAGGCCATCTTCGAAGAAGTCCAGGACACCCCCGGCCCCCGCTTCCAGGATCGCCATCTCGTACCCCTTTTCCATCGAGAGCGTAGGAATTACGTTATTCATCTCCACAATCGAGACGCGCCGGTTCATGGCACCAGACACCCCGTCGATTCCTTTGGGCAGGTGGTTCCCGCAGTAGAGGTGCAGCCAGGGCAGGCGGGCCGTGATCGTCTTTTTGTACATGCGCTTGATCGGCAGGCCGCGCGCGTCCGTAATGCGCTTGAGGAGCCCGCTGTCGACGCTTTTAGGGCTGTCGATATCGGTGCAGATATTGACCCGCTTGTTAATCATAATTTCCACCTGCTTGGCGTCCCCAAGGTCGTGGATAGATACCGGAGAGAGGTTTTCCTCCCCTACGAACATGGCGCAGAGGTTGGCAAAGGTGCTTTTCCCCGATTGCGCCTCTCCAAAGAAGAAGCCGAACACCGGGTTGATCGGTACCAGGCAGGCACCGCCCAATTGTTTCAGGGCGCGGATCTTTTCCTCTTT